TCAGGACTTGTTCCTTGACGAGCGTATCTATGCGCCCCGGCTCTTAAGCACGGAGTTCTTCACCCTGGCCGACGAGGGGGTCAGGGAGACCTACGCTGAAATCTTTGCTGATTCGGAAGATCCCCGGCTGATTGAGGAAATGGCACAGTATGTGCGGAAGGACGGTTCTACGTTCAACGTGCTTCCGGTGAAGAAGGAGCAGGGGTCGGTGTTTGCTGGCATCCGGGAAGTCAAGCGGCATCACCTGCATATCACCCGCCGTTCTGCCAATATCCAGCGTGAGATCAAGTTCTACAAGTGGAAGGAGGACAAGAACGGGCAGGTCCAGGATGACCCCGTGAAGCTCCACGACCATGCAATGGATGCTGTTCGCTACCCCGTCTTTATGCGCCCGCAGCGGTCTCAGTTTGAGGTAGTTTTCTCCGCTTAGAATTTTCTTCTTGACAATTCCCGCCTAACCGTATAGTATCCGCACCGGATTCGTTCCATTTGCTTTTAACTTTCAAGCGGGGAACATACGAGCGTGACCCGTTGTCCATCACCGATACGCTCCCCTCTTCCGGCCCCCACCGTTGCCGTACAATCTCCCTTCCCTTCAAGACGGGGCTCCTGACCAATGAGACCGGCATACAAGACAGTTGTGAACATTCCCTGGTTTGAGGACGAAGGCATTCAGGCGATCCTCGGGAACAAAGTCACGAAAGAATCAGACGCATACGCGAAGGTCCCTCTTGTCTTCCGTGCTCTTCGCCTTCGTTGCAACACGCTGACGAAAGTCCCGGTCTATGTGTTCAAGGGGAAGTACGGACGCGGGGAACCTCTGGAGGGCGGGTATGCGTTCGAGGATTCTTTGCCGCTTCACGACTTGCTGTGGCTGTCCGAGGCCGCCATACTTTTGCGTGGGGCTTCATGGGTGCTGAAGAATCAAAACATGTTCGGGTATCAGCGCGGGCTTCAATGGCTCAATCCTTTTACGGTACGGATGGAGATGTTCCGTGGCGAGCTTCGTATCTGGCAGGAAATGCCGGACGGGAAACGCTACCCCGGAGAAAATCAGTACTGGACGCTGGAAGACTTTCTCTATTTCCGCGACTTCAATCCGACCGATGATGTAGGGCCCGGGGTCTCAGCTACTCAAGTCGCAATGCAGGACGGCAACACGCTATTTGCGACTTCGCGGTTCCTCTCCAATTTCTTCACGGCCGATGCCCTGCCTGCGACGATGGTCACAATGCCTGCCGGGACGCAACAGACTGAAGTCACGCGGGTCGAAGCCTGGTTCAAGAAGCGGATGCGGGAGTTGAAGGAGCGGGTGATCGGGGTGAAGGGGGACATCAAGGTTGAACGCCTGACGGCAGAACTCAGGACGTTTGACTTCGACAAGACGGACACCCATGCCATTCAATCGGTCGCCTGGGCGTTCGATATTCCGAAGACGATCCTCACGGCAGACTCAGCCAACTACGCCACGGCTGGCACAGAGTATCGCGCGTACATCGAGGACACAATCATCCCCCGGTGTATGTTCTATGAGTCTATCATCAATCCCTTCCTCGAAGAGTCTAACCAGCGGATCGAGTTCGCACCCGAAGAATTGCCCGTGATGCAGGAGGACGAATCAAAACGAGCACAGTCGTTGAGCGATCTGACAGCGGCGGGGATTCCGCTTGATGCCGCTCTGGATATTCTCGGGTACGATTTGAGCGAGGAGGCGCAGGCGTCGATTGATAAAGCCCTAGCGGAGAAGGAAAAGAAAGCGAAGGAACTACCGAAGCCCCCGGTTGATGAAGAGGGCACCCCGATTGAACGCCCGGAGGACAAGATGAAGGGCGAGCTCGACAAGTGGATGCGGAAAGCTCTGAACCGGCTGAAGGCATCGAAGTCCGCAGACGTTGAGTTTGTTTCGAACGTGATCCCCGAGGAGATCAAGCTCGGGGTCACGGAGGCGTTGAAGATTGCGACGACGGAAGTTCAGATTAAGGCGGTGTTCAAGAAAGCAAGCGAGGTGGAGTGATGGACGAACTGACGAAACGCGAAGACTTTGGTGACTTCCTCGTGAAGCAGGGAGGCGAAGTGAAAGCCGCCCCGGACGGTCATGTCTCTGGCTATCTCGTGACGTTCTCCGACGAGACCTCCCCTGATCTCTCGGGGGACTTCTTCACGAAAGAGACTGACTTCGGGCCGCACTCAACGACCATGACCCTTTACCATCACGGCCTGGATGTGAAGGTGGGGGACAGGTCCATAGGGACGGGATCGCTGAAGGTCGATGATGTTGGGGTGTGGATCGACGCACAGCTTGAGATGCGCGACAAGTACGAGAAAGCAATCTACAAGCTGGCGCAGAAAGGGAAGCTCGGTTGGTCCTCCGGCACGGCCCCGCATCTTGTGAAGCGGGAGCAAAAGGGGGATGCGCAGCGGATCTTGTCCTGGCCTCTTGGCTTGGATGCTTCCCTGACCCCTGCTCCTGCGGAACCGAGGAACGTGGCAATCAGCATGAAGTCAATCTCGAAATCGGATATTGAATCTCTAACGGAGCCAGAGGGTGCGGGTGACGCATCGGCTCAATCACAGATCCATTCAGCAGAAACAAAGGTGGAGAAGATGGAAGAGAAAAAGGAAGAGAAAGTCGAAACGAAGACCGCCGAAGAGACCGTCCTCGAGCGGTTCAAGCTGGTGCAGGAAGAGGAAGCCAAGAAGCGCGCCGAGGAGAAGGCCCGCGAGGATCGGATGATGGCCTCCATGAAGTCGATCGTCGAAGAGTCGATGAAGACCGCTCCGGCTGACAAGCGCGGCGGTGTCCTCGGGGGCAACCTCAACCTGAAGACGAAGCTGGGCGACGATGCGGCGAAGTCCCTGAACCACTTTCTCAAATCGGGCGACAATGGCGGCCTCCGGGCGAATCCCGAGTACAAGACCGACTACTACCTCGTCGAAGGGACGCAGTACCAGGGTCAGGAACTCGTGCCGACTGAGATCGTGGCGCGGATCTTCGCGATGCGCGATCCGCTCTCGGTCGCAAGGGCTGCGGGCGCGAATATCATCCAGGTCTCTTCGAGCTCGGTGATTCTGCCGAAGGAGAAGGTCCGTCAGGGGATCTTCGTTGCTCCGGGCGAGAAGACTGCGTATGACCAGCTTGAGGCGCAGATCTTCGACAAAACGACCGTCACAATCACGAAGTACACGCGGAACGTTCCGATCTCCGAGGAACTTGCGGAGGACTCTGTGGCGGACGTCATTCCATATGTCGTGCAGAACTCCGCACGGGCTCTGGCGATCACGGAAAACGCCGTGTTCATCACGAACTCGACGGGTGCGTGGTACGGCTCAACGAAGGGGCTGGACTTCGACTCCGCGACGGCAATCGGAGTGGCGGAGATTCCCGAACTGTACGGGAAGCTCAACCCTGAATACCGGGACAACGTGGTGTGGATTTGCCTCCCGGCAACCTACGCCTATCTCATGTCCCTGAACACGGCCTATGCCTTCCCGTTCGCGGGTAACGGCGGATGGTCGGGGGCTCTCGGCAACGTGACTCCGGGCGCATCGAATGGCGCGGCGGGGATGTTGCTCGGCGGGCGGGTCTATTGCCCGGGAAGTGTAGAAGCCATCGGTGCGACGTACAAGTCGCTGATGGTCGGCAACTTCTCAGCCGGGTACGCGATCTGTGAACGTCGGTCGCTGACGGTCCAGCGTGATGCGATCTCGAACGTGAAGGAAGGCGTTATCAACCTTCTGTTCTCGACTCGTATCGGCGGCGGGATCGTCAACGCTGAAGCGTTCCAGCACGGTCTGCATCCGACCGGGTAAGCTCCTAATCTCGGGGGGGTCTAAAGCCCCTCCGGGGTTCTTATGATCGACTGCTACAGTGACATACGGCCCCTGTACCTCAAGCGGTGCGGGGAAATCCTTGAAGGGCTCGAAGCCCCTACGGTCCTGAAGACTGACGGCTGGAACGAGTCACGGACTGACCTTGTACATTCGGGCGCGGGCCCGATTATAGGAGAGTTCCCTGAGGTCAAACAGTGGGTATGCGTGGAGCGGAGTTCTGCAAGGGCGGCGATTGTGCGGAAGATGTTCTCGCTGGACCATACGGAAGTCGTGACGGGGATGCTTCAAACGACCGAGTTTCCCTCAAGGACGTTCGATGCGATCTTGTGTCTGGGGACGTTGAACCACATGGGGTTTGATTCGGCGTGTTCGGTGATGCAGAGCTTCGAGTGGTGGCTGAAGGACAAAGGCCGCT